AACAATTAGAAGATATTGAATATCCTCTCGATACAGATACTTACATACTTGGTGATTGGTCGCTCCAAAACTATGCAAAGTTCATAAAACTTATGGATGCTGTTAAACCAAAGTTGGTAATTATTGACTCACTTATTGGTTGTAGTGGTGGTAAAGGTTTTGATGAGAATAAATCTGATTTTGCTACACCTCTTTATTGGTTAACTCAAAACAATGGATCTTTATGGGAACCTACCTCCATAATTGTTATTCATCATGCCAATAAAAATGGTGGTTTTAGAGGTACATCTGCAATAAGAGATGGAGTAGATGAAACATGGTCACTTAAAAAACCCGATGATTCTCTTATTGAAAAAGTTGGTAATAACGCTCGAATTATAGAAGTTGAGAAATCTCGTATTGGTAGATCAGGTTTATCTTTACTTATGAAAATGGAAGAAGATCTTACTTACAGCTTAAGTGATTTTACTCCAGAAATTGCATCAAAATCAAATACACCCGCAAATATCACTGATAAAATACTTCAAAGAATTAGAGCAGTTTATCCCGAAACTCGTTCCAAATATGACTTATTATATGATCCTTTAATTGGTGGCAAAACAGAAACTATAAGAAAATCGCTCCAAAGATTGGAAAAGAGAGGATTAATAAAATATATAGATGAAGATAAAGAAGGTAAGAAGTATCAAGCAATCCTCGCGCGGGGGGATAGCATGAATAATGTCCCACCTACAGTAAATAATAGTAGTGGTACGGAGTTTGGGTCGGGACACACACATGGGACACCTCAAGACTGTCCCACCCCTGTAGATGATGGGACACTTTCTGTTTAAATGCGACTGTCCCACCCCCTTGTCCCATCTGAAATGTAGGTTATAACTAACATTAGGGGATATGGGACACTTCGGACGCTAACCCCGCGCGCGAGACTATGGATCAACAGGAAAAAACACCAAGAGAATTAGCACTTGAAGATTTATTTAAAGAAACTACTTTTGCTATGACGAGAGATATTGTTTCAGCTACAACTTTTCTTAAACGTGCCAAAGAAATAAGAGCAGGGAAACAAGCTCAACGTAAAACAAAAAGAACAGAACAACGTAATAGATGGAAGAAAAAATTTGATACTCCTTTATCATGGTAGTATAATTAAATAAACGCTCGTTTATGGCATCAGCAAAAGAAACTAAAGAATACAACCGCATATTCCGAAAAGTTTTATTTCAAGTACTTTTAGATCCTACTAAAGCTAATTTATTTAATACCGTTTGTGACCGACTAAATGAAAAACCATCTGCTGTTTTAAGAACACTTGCATATAGGTTTATTAAAGATAACGCTCCAAATGATTATCAATTAGCAATTGAAGAAGATCAAAGACTAAGTGATAAAGCACAACAAAGTCGTATTGATAACGGTTTCAACTGGACAAAAGAGTGAAACCTTTACAAATGCTTGATACCTTTGCGGGTATTGGAGGTTTTTCGTACGCTGCCACTAGACTGGTAAAAGGATTTCAAACTACACAATTTATTGAATTAGATCCTTTCTGTCAAAAAATTCTTAAAAAAAATTTTCCTAACGTTCCAATACATGATGACATCAGAACCTACACAGCTTTCGCTGGACAATTTGATATTATCTGCGGAGGTTTCCCATGTCAGTCAATCTCAGTGGCAGGAAACAGAGCTGGAATTACAGAAGAATCCAGATCGGGTATTTTTTACGAACTCATGCGAGTCATACGCATGGTACGACCAAGATTCGTTGTCTTGGAAAACGTGGCAGCAATCCTTAATAACGGATTGGACATCGTTCTCGGAGAGCTTTCCCAAGCAGGGTACGATGCAGAATGGTCAGTTATATCTGCGAGTTCATTGGGAGCCTGTCATAAAAGAAGTAGATGGTGGTGCGTTGCCTACACCAACGACTATGGATCATCTTCCACAGAGATCAGTGGACTCGATGATAAAGCAGACAACGATTCATCGGAAAGGACGAACCAGATTAGCGAATCTTCGAGAAGCAGTAAATCCACAAACAGTCGAACTTTTCAATCATCTACAAAGTCTACCGACTCCAACAGCGAGAGACTACAAAGGAAGGTGTTCAGTAAAATGGAACGAGAAATATGGACCGAAAGTAATACCAGACGTCTTAACCCAAACTGGAGACAGTATGTCAGTAAGCCCATACTTCCTAGAGGAAGTGATGGGTTATCCTTTAGGGTGGACAGAACTAAAGCATTAGGTAATTCTGTCGTTCCACAAGTTGCTGCGATACCATTACAACGTGTACATGATATTTACTTCAATGAAAAGAGATGAAACTCCTTCTGGTAAAAAACTTGAAATATTAAAAGAAATCAGAAGAAAAAGATTAGTAAGATTACTTCTTGATATTGAACTTCGTGGTGTAGAACATAGAGTTCATATTACAAGTGATTCAAGAGCAGACCTTACAGTGCATGATGGGGATTGGGTCAATGATCACATAAGGACTGCTATTGTTAAACATAACTATGAAATTAATAAAATTCCAAAGTTACAGGTAAAAGACTTCACAATTAAAGAAATTAAAGAGTATGAAAGCTCAATCGAATAAAAAAATAGTAGGACAAAAATTTGAGATTAATCAAACTGTAAAAAGAAATCATACAGTTGGATATTCTGCCAGTAAATATGCACAATTTACTGGAAAAATTAAAGAAGCTTTTACTAAAAAAAATAAGTTAGGAGTTTCTCAATATTATTACAAAGTCTATTGGGAAGACGGGAGATCATCTGAACACGCTCAACATAGTCTTAAATCTATCTAATATAGTTTTTTTAGTTTTATATTTCTTCTTGATTAACTTTTCTTTTCTCATCTCTCTTATCGTGTTTAAAGCTTCAAGTTCTGCCAATCGACCTAACATTCCTGCCAAGAATACATCCTGTCTCATCTGATATCTGATTAGGTGAGTGCAATAATTTTTTATATCATCAAAGTCATCACTTTTCATAACTTCTCTACATCTCATCTCAACAGAGAGTTCTAGTTCTGGAGGTGGATTTTCAAGTTCTATATTGAAGAAAGTATCGTTGCTCATTTTACTGGAAATAGCTTTTCTTCAATCATCTTTACGATTGCGTCATCTATATCATTGTCAGTTTTAGATGAAGCATCTTTCAGCATCATCAATACTGCTTTGCGTAGAGATTCACTCTTACCAAATTTAATGAACAGTCCTATAAGAAACTTTGACATAATGTTTTGTGTTCTTTTTCAAACATACCAAATATTAACGATTCTGACCTTCTAGCCTACTCACTTCCTTTTCAAGTTGATTTACTCTGCGAAATAATTCAATAATATCTCTGTCTCTTCTATTACTAACATTAGACAAAACCATAACGAAAGCCGTTGCAGCAACTCCGATTAATACAG